ATTGACCAGCGTAATGCTGGTGCTAGTGTTACGACAGGAAGTGGTGGAACTTACACACTAGACAGATGGCAAGGATTGGCAGAACAAGCATCTAAATTTAGCGTTCAACAAGATGCTGGTGCTGTTACTCCCCCAGTAGGATTTACTGATTACTTAGGTGTAACTTCTTTGTCAGCCTATTCAGTACCAAGTGGTGGGTATTACGCAATTCGTCAAGCTATTGAAGGTTTTAATGTTGCTGACCTAAACTGGGGAACAGCTAATGCTAAGACTGTAACTTTATCGTTTTGGGTTCGCTCAAGTCTTACAGGAACTTTTGGTGGTGTTCTTCAAAACTCTGCAAATAATAGGTCTTACCCATTTACTTACACAATTTCTTCAGCAAACACATGGGAATATGAAACTGTAACAATTGCTGGCGATACTACAGGAACTTGGTTAACTACTAATGGTGTTGGTGTTTGGGTTATGCTAGGTCTTGGTGTTGGCTCTACATTTAGTGGAACTGCTGGTGCTTGGGCTGGAAGTAACTTTATATCAGCCACAGGTGCAACATCCGTAGTAGGAACAAACGGAGCAACATTCTACATTACTGGAGTCCAGCTAGAGGTAGGCTCTACAGCTACTAGCTTTGATTACAGACCTTACACTACAGAACTACAGCTTTGCCAACGCTATTATCTGCTACTCGTAAGAGGAACTGATGTATATTTTTCAAACGCATATTATTACGGAAATAATAATTTGTATGGACATATTACTTTACCAGTCACCATGCGAACAGCACCAACTTCTGCAATAGTTACTGGAACTAACTATTATGTTCTTTGGTATACAAACACTGCAGACTATATTAATAGTTTAGATATTGTATATTCAAACTCACAGAATGTGTCTTTTAGGAACACAACCGAAGCAAGTGGCGTTGCAGGTAATGCTGGCGGTCTTTTCACAGGAGCTTCTGCTTCATTTGTTGCGTTACAAGCGGAGTTATAAAAAATGTATAAATTGTTAAAAGGTATGAGAAATGAAGTGTGTGCTATTTCTACACAAGTAGGCAATGTTTTATACAGCATCCCACTAGAATCAGACAACACCGACTACCAAGCCTTCAAAAAAGAAGTCTTAGCTGGTGCAGAACTGCAAGATGCCGATGGGAATGTGATGACACAAGAACAGGCAGACGATTTTATTAAGGAGCTTCCATAATGGCTTTGACACAAGTACAAGGCGGGATGATTCTTCCCAGCACGACATTAACAACTCCAATCGTAGCAACCACTATAGGCGTGGGCGGAGCCACTCCAGCCGCATCAGGTTCAGGTATTACATTCCCAGCAACTGCATCCGCTTCATCTGACGCAAACACACTAGATGATTATGAGGAAGGTACTTGGACACCGACTTATGCTGGTGGTCAAAATATTACTGGCACACCGACATTTGCACAGGCAGTTTATACAAAAGTAGGTCGGTTAGTTACATTAAGTTTTAGAGCAACTGTTAACACAACAACAGGCAATTCAGACACTTATATTGTTGCTAGTGGTGTTCCTTTCGCACCAGCCAATATAATGGCACTTTACTCAACATCAAATACTAATGTAAGAATTGGAACTGGACAAATATATAGTTCAACTAATTTGTTTGTTCAATATCCAGCTCAATCAGGATTACCATCAGGTTCAGATACTTGGTATTCAACTGTAATTTATTATGTTTAAAGGTTAATTATGCTTACAGAAAATAAACAAATTGACCGCATTGAGGTCGTTGAACATGGAATTATTCAAGTCCGTCAGGCTACCATTATTGAACGAGATGGTGAGTTTGTATCTCGCACATTCCATCGTTGGGTATTAAATCCTGATTCCGACATTAGCGACCAAGAACAAAAGGTCAAGGATATTGCTAATGCAGCATGGACACCAGAAGTTCGCCAAGCATACGAAACATTTAAGGCTGAACAAGCTAACCGCTTAAAGCCATAGGTGCAATAAAGTGAGATATGGCAGACGAACTCGGATTGGCGGCTGGTGCCAAGGGCATCAGCGAAGGGTTTAAAACTGGGCGGGAAGCCGGGAGAGAGATCGCCAAGAACATCGAGGATGTTCAAAAGGAAGCAGTCGATGTAGCAAAAGAACGGGCAAATGCAAGAATCCGTGAGCGCAGAGAAGCAGAGTTTAAAAAGGAACGGGCAATATTTAAAGCCCTTGAAGAGTACCGACACCGTAAAGAAATATCGGATGAGGAGTATAAATTACGGGTAGAGTTTATTAAAAAGTTTGGTACTAAAGAGTGGGATAAAGTCATTCAGATTAAGAATGACATAGAAAAGATAGAAAAGGCAGACAAAGAATACTTTGATGCCGAGCTGTCAAAAGTAAGGTGGGTGCAGTTTTGGTGTTTTTTAGTAGCTGCTTGGATTTCATGGTATATCGTATGGGGGAGTAAATAATGTTTCCATTAACCGCAATCGTAGACGTTGGGATGAAAATCCTAGATAAGTTTATCCCCGATCCAGAAGCCAAGGCCAAGGCCCAGCAAGAACTCCTAAAAATGCAACAAGAGGGCAGGCTGGCTGAACTCAATGCCGATAACATTGAAGCCCAAGAACTGACCAAGCGCCAAGAAGCGGATATGAGCAGCGACTCTTGGCTATCCAAGAACATCCGTCCCATGACCCTAATCTTTATTCTGGGGGCCTACTTTATTTTTGCCATGATGTCTGCTTTTGGCTCCAACGCCAACGAGAAGTATGTAGAATTACTTGGACAATGGGGCATGTTGATTATGTCGTTTTACTTTGGCGGCAGGACCTTGGAAAAAATCATGGACATGAAAGCTAAAAAAGATGCAAAATAATTTTGAGAGTTGTCTAAAAAACCTGTTAAAACACGAGGGAGGCTTCGTAAATCACCCAAAAGACCCAGGTGGCATGACTAACCTTGGCGTTACCAAAGCGGTTTACGAGGCGTGGGTAGGGCATGAAGTTACTGAAAAAACAATGCGAGAGCTTACTCCAGAAGCCGTAGCACCGTTATATAGAAAGAAATACTGGGATGCTTGCCGAGCTGATGAGCTTGTATCTGGTCTTGACTATGTTGTTTTTGACTGCGCTGTTAACTCCGGGGCAGGGCGTGCTATTAAGTTTTTACAGAGTTGTGTTGGGGTTAATCCTGACGGTGGTTTTGGCAGCCTTACTATGGCTGCCGTAAATCAATTCCAAGGGGACGTATCCAACACCCTGGTTAAAGAGTATTGTGAAAAACGCTTAGACTTCTTAAAATCACTTAAGACCTTTGAAACGTTTGGCAAAGGCTGGGAACGCCGTGTAAACGAAGTAAGAGATGAAGCCTTAAGGATGGCAGATGCCACTATCTAAACTACAGTTTCGCCCTGGAATTAACAAGGAAGTCACTAACTACACCGGTGAGGGTGGTTATTTTGAGTGCGATAAGATTCGCTTTCGCTCGGGTATGCCTCAAAAGATTGGGGGCTGGGTAGTAGTTACTCCTAGCCAATTTTTAGGAACATGCCGATCCCTTTGGAATTGGGTAACGCTTGGTGCGGATAACTTAATTGGGGTTGGAACAAACCTTAAGTTTTACCTTGAAAAAGGGGGTGGCTACAATGACATTACCCCAATCCGTAAAACAGTAAACCCTATGCTTGGGCCACAGCCCCCTGCTACAGGGAACCCCTTTGCTGCGACGGCAGGCTCAGCTACGATTGTAGTAACCGACGTAAACCACGGCTGTGCTGATGGTGACTTTGTTACGTTTAGTGGGGCGGTTAGCTTAGGCGGTAATATTACTGCTGCTATCCTTAATCAAGAGTATCAAATCGCTTATATCAGTGCCAACAGCTACAGTATCCAAGCACGGGCGGTATCTTTTGTTAGTGCCCCAGGTGCGCCTGTACTAGCCAACGCTAGTGATACGGGCGGGGGTGGCGCAGCGGTTGTAGCTGCTTACCAAATCCAAACAGGACAGGATACCTATACTGCCGGTAACGGCTGGGGTGCAAGTTACTGGAGCCGTCTAGCTTGGGGATCAGGTGCTCCGCTTAGCGTGGGTGAACAGCTTCGCCTGTGGACACAAGATAACTTTGGTGAAGACTTGGTATTTGCCCCTCGAGGCGGACAGCCTTACTATTGGGATGCAACAAGTGGAGTAACCGCTAGAGGTGTTACCTTAGCCTCCGAGTCTACTTCACAAGGCTTTTTAGGCCAGTTTGTACCAACACAAACCAATCAGATTGTAGCCTCTGCTATTCAACGCTTTGTGATTTGCTTTGGGGCTAATTCATACGACTCAACCAACGCTAACACCCCGTTTGACCCAATGCTTGTGCGGTGGTCAGACCAAGAAAATCCATATGATTGGGTTCCTGCTGCAACCAATCAGTCAGGAGAATTCCGTTTAAGTAACGGCTCATTCATTCTAGCAGCACGGAACACTCGCCAAGAAATTCTAATCTGGACCGATTCTGCTATTTACTCGATGCAATACCTTGGACCGCCTTTTGTTTGGGGCTTTACTATTATCCAAGACAACATTACTTTAATGGGACCAAATGCTGTAATTACGGTCAATAACATTACGTATTGGATGGGAACCGACAAGTTCTACTTCTACGATGGCCGAGTCCAGACCTTGCCTTGCTCACTAAGAAGCTTTGTTTATGGACGACTGAACAAGGACCAAGCCTGGCAATGTAACGTAGGCTACAACGAGGAATTTAACGAAATCTGGTGGTTCTATCCCTCTACGGGCTCTAACGTAATTGACAGCTATGTCATCTATAACATTATGGAACAGAGCTGGTACTATGGCACCATGGCACGCACCGCTTGGCTACGCTCAGGCTTACGTGACTTCCCATTTGCTGCGGACTACAACGGACGCCTGCTTTACCATGAGGCTTCTGTGGATGACGAATCAGATGGTAATACGGCTTTGCCAATTGTGTCTTATATACAGACCTCTGACTTTGACATAGGTGATGGGCATAACTTTGGCTTTGTATGGCGTATCCTACCTGACCTGACTTTCGCTGGGTCTACGACAGCCAATCCTTCCGTTACGCTCACAGTAAAACCAAGGGTTAATTCAGGCACCCCATATGGCACAGCCAACAACCCTACAGTAACCCGTACCGCTTCGTTCCCGGTTGAGGAATACACCGGACAGGTATATACCCGTATTCGGGGTCGCCAAATGGCCTTTAGGATTGATTCTACAGGCTTAGGCGTACAATGGCAGCTTGGTAGCCCTAGGATTGATATTAGACCCGATGGACGCAGATAATGGCTCTTATCCAGCTTCGCCCATCGAAGGCTCCCAATTTAATTATTGCCAGCCCAGAATACAGTCAGCAACAACAGGAATTATTTAAAAACCAGCTACGTCTTTATTTTAATGAAATAGACAACGCTATTGGACAATTGGTGCAAGCTATGAGTGGAACAATAAACAACCCAACCTATGTAACGTTCCCACCCACTAACGTAGATGCTTTTAACCGATTGGTAGTAGCTGAGCCATACACTTTATTTGACAGCCAAAACCGCTTTGCAATTGATAATCAGTTTGACACCAGCACCGCTTCGGGAGGGTCTACTACTTATTTACCGAATGAATCGACAGTTCGGTTAGATGTAACCACCACTGGTGGCTCTGAGGTTGTCCGTCAGTCCTATCGGGTAATGCCCTACCAACCTGGCAAAGGGCTAGGTTTATTGGCCACCTTTACCATGAATGCTGGGAAAACAGGGCTACGCCAACGAGTAGGGTACTTTAATACCCAAAATGGGGTGTTTTTACAGCAAAACGATACTACCCTAGCGTTTGTTCTAAGGTCTTATACCAGCGGTGCGCCTATTGATACCACCATTACCCAAGCCAACTGGAATGGGGACAAGCTAGATGGCACAGGGCCTAGCGGTCGTATTATTGACGTAACCAAAACCCAGATTTTAGCAATTGACTTTGAATGGCTGGGCGTTGGGGATGTGCGGTGCGGGTTCTTTGAGGATGGTCAATTTGTTATCTGCCATACTTTTCACAACGACAACATTAATACTACGGTCTATATGACCACGGCTATCCTGCCTGTACGTTACGAAATCACCAATACGGCCACCACGGCTACTAGTTCGTCTATGAAACAAATTTGTTCTAGCGTCTATTCTTCAGGTGGGTACGAACAAACGTCCATTGACCATGTGGCTAGGCGCACCAGCATTTTTACTACCATTAATACCGCAGCTACCTTCTTCCCCATAGTCTCCATACGACTAGCTTCAACGGCTTTAGGTGCTGTAGTTCTACCTAATCGGGTACAGTTTTTGCCAACCACTAACCAGAACTATGAAATAGCTTTATTAAAAAACCCAACTTTGACGGGTGCTACTTGGGCTGCTGCTGTGCCAACGGACGCTAACGTAGAGTTTGACGTTGCCGCTACTGCCATATCCAGCGTTGGAACTATTGTGCAAACGGACTATGTAACTGCTTCTGGAAGTGCTGGGGTTAGCGCAACAAGTGCCGCAACAGGATATAACTGGGACTTACAACTAGGGTCGTCTTTGGCTGGGGTTAGCGACATCTACACTTTGGGCGTCAGAACTGTTTCTGGGGCAACAACCGGAGATGGGGTTGGCTCTATTTCTTTCTATGATTTAACCCAATAAAATGATACCATTCTATACAAACCATTTACCGCTTATGGAGAGGCCCTGACCATGGCTCAAGAAGGCATTGCAACCCTACCCCAATCACCCGAAAACCAAGCTTCTGTTGGGCAAAAAATGCCTTTTTCAGGTGAGCTGGAAAACATTAAAGCTACCCTAGCAAAAGACAACCCGGAAGCAATTCCTGCTTACGAAGAGGGCATGCAAGCTGCAGTGCAGCAATTAGATTTACCGGTTGAAGATTTACAAGCCTTAATAGATGGTCTTGAGTATCTTTTGGCTAATGAGCAAAACTACCCCCAAATAAGAGCGCAGTTAATTAGTTCTGGAACTCTAGACGAAGAGGACTTGCCTCCACAGTTTGACCGTGGCTACTTTACTACTATGCTGGTAATGGCACAAGAAGCCATTAATCGTAAACAACAGTCTGGCATGAGCCAAATGCCTGAGCCTCAAGGTTTTCAAAAAGGTGGACTAGCAGGCGCAGCAGAGGCATTACGTCAAAAAGGCCGTGGTGGCGACACCATCTTAGCCCATATTAATCCCCAAGAAGCCCGTATGCTTAAGTCTATGGGCGGCGCAGGTACGATTAACCCTGCTACTGGAATCATGGAATTTAAGGGTGGCGGTGGCGGTATTCTTGGCGGTGTTGGTAAAGCAATAGGCGGCGCCTTTAAAGCTGTTGGTAATGCTGTTAAATCCATTGCTTCTTCTCCAATTGGTAGGATTGTTGCTACAGTAGCTTTGACCGCTGCTCTCGGACCAGCAGGTTTGGGAATGTCTACCATGCTTGCAGCAGGTATTTCTGGTGCAGCAATATCGTTAGCAGGTGGCTCAAACCTAAAACAAGCCCTGATTAGCGGGGTAACTTCTGGAGCTATGGCAGGGCTTGCTCCGCAAATCTCCAACATGTTACCTGGAACAGGTGGTTATCTAAACGCTGCTGCTACTGGTGCTATTATGGGCGCTGGCTACGGGGCAGCAACTGGTCAAAATATTGGTCAAGCTGCTTTGACAGGTGGTGTATTAGCGGGTGGAATGAGCGCTTTTGGTGGAGCAAACGCCACGGGCCCCGGATCAGGGACAGGTTTATTCTCTTCCCAGCCTTCAACAGAAGCTCCTATTGTGGACAAAAGCACTGTTTTGCCTGGACCATCAGACGGGATTTCTACCTTGCCTACAGGGAACACTAACCTAACTGCTCCTACGGATACAGTAGGTAGTTATGGTCCTGACACAGGTTTTGCAACTCCCCCTGCCCCTTCTTCTAGCGCAGCGGGTGGTTATGGCCCTGATACAGGGTTTCCACCTCAAACAAGAGGCTCAGAGTTAATCCCAGGAAATGTAAACACAGAAGTAACCTACACAGACAAAAGACTTCCTTTACCAAACGCACGTGATGTTGAATCTCAAGCCGGGGGTTTTTACGGCGGTAGAGCGCCTACTGCAGAAGAATACATGGTCACTCAACAGGGTATGCCACGATCTGTGCCTCAATCTGAAAGCACAGGAATTGGTGGCTTTTATGATAAAGCCAAAGACTACTTATTTAGTAGCGATCCAAAAAATCCAGGATTCTTTTACAACAGTAAAGGGGACATCAGCATTCCTGCTGTTACTGGAACCGTGCTTGCGGGTGGTGCGCTAATGGGTGGATTTACCCCAACCCAACCCGCTCCCCCTGGAATAGTAGACCGCAGCGTTACAGGCGAAACATTAGTAGACCGTGACCCTTCCCGCTATATCGTAGGCAATATACCAAACTTTAATACTACTCAGCCAAATATGCCTCCGGTAACTTACACAGCAGCGCCACAGTACGGACGTTCTGCTGTTCCTACCTACACGCCTCCAGCAGGAACAACTACAGCAACCAACTATCAGCCTATTCAACAGCCATACAATAACCCTTATAATTATTCATTTATGCCTAGGGTGTATGCAGCTAAAGGCGGAATAACCAGTATTTACCCAAGAAAAACAGGGAAAATAGATGGCCCTGGAACAGGTACTTCGGATTCAATTCCAGCGATGTTGTCTGATGGCGAATTTGTATTGACTGCGAAAGCTGTTAAAGGCGCAGGTAAAGGAAGTCGCAGAGAAGGTGCAAAAAAACTATATCGCATGATGCACGCACTAGAAAAGAAAGCAGGAGGTAGAGTCTAATGCCTGAAATTACCGAACAGATAGTCCGGGAAGCCCCCGAGATAGAAGCCTATAAAATAGGTCTTTTGCGTTCTGCAAAAGGCTTATCTGACACGGCTGTTAATTTACCAGGGTACAACATTGCTGGATTTAACCCAGATCAAATTTCTGCTTTTGAAAAAGCACGCTCAGGTATTGGTGCATACCAGCCTTATTTATATGGCGGCACACAAGCTTTAGAAAGAGGTATTGCTACTACGGGTGAAGCCGCTGATGTATTGCGTGGTGCAGATACTCGTAATCAATTCCAAGCAGCGCAGGCTGCACAAAATGCTGCCGTTCAAGGAACTATGGGCGCTAGCCGACAGCTTGGTCAGCAAGACATTCAGCAGTACATGAACCCTTACTCTAACTTAGTTTTACAACAACAGTTAGGAGAAATGAATCGCCAAGCAGCTATGCAACAGCAAGCTCTGCAAGGACAAGCAGTTCGAGCAGGTGCGTTTGGCGGATCACGGGAAGGTATTCAACGGGCTGAGTTAGGTCGCAACTTAATGCAGACACAGAACCAAGCAATTGCCCAATCTTTACAACAAGGGTATGGCCAAGCGTTAGGTACTGCTCAACAACAGCAACAGGCACAACTAGCCGCTGCTGGGCAATTAGGTAATCAAGCCCAAGGAATTGGTGCGTTGGCTGGTCAGCAATACGGAATTGGTCAAAACATGGCTCAATCTCTTTCTGGAATGGGTGCTCAGCTTGGCAACCTTGGCGTTCAACAAGGCGCTCTTGGACAGTCTGCTCAACAGCTTGGACAGCAAGACGTTAACTTCTTGTACAACATTGGCCAACAACAGCAAGCTCTTACCCAGCAACAAAACGATGCGCAGCGAAATGCGGCATTGCAACAAGCATACGAGCCTTATCAGCGTTTGGCATTCTTGTCAGATATCTACAAAGGTGCGCCATCGTCTCAGCAGTCTATTTCAGCCGCTACTGCACCTACTCCAAGCGCTTTCCAACAAGCCGTTGGAACAGGAATTGCTGGTTTGACCGCAGGTACCGCTGCTAAAAAAGCAGGATTATTCTAAGGAGAAGGTATGGATTCGAAGGTATTTGAACGGGCAATGTTTAAAGCGGAAAGCAAGCCTCGCAAAGCCGATTCTGGAATTATGCAAGGGTTTGATGACGAAGAGCCAAAAGATATTGAAGAGAACGACGACGAGATGATGGAAGAAGTATCCCGTCGTTCACCTAGCTCTCCTGAAATCCTAATGAATAATCTGCGTGGCGATATGCGTTCGGTTGACGCTCGCTATCAAGAACTAGCTGAGATGGTAGGCGAAGATGTTGCGATGGAAACGCCTCCTGAAGTATTAGCAATGTTGCAAGCTCAGTTTACAGCGCAACAAGCTCCTCCTGGAATTAGTGGCTTACCTGCTGGTGGAGCGCCTATGGCCCCACCTCCTCCCCCACAAATGGGTGGTATGCCTCCTGCTGCCCCACAAATGCCACAAGGACCGATGCCCACGGACCAAGGGCCAGCACCACAAGGATTTGCTTATGGTGGCATGGTAGGAAGTCCTCCTGGCTACGGACCTATGAATATGATGGAGCCTCCAATGTATCAAGGTGCAATGGCTCCTCAAAACTATGCTTCGGGAGGAATTGCAAGCCTGCCTCAGTCTGGTGCTAACTATAATCAAGGCGTTAGCTACTCAGGAAAATTAGAACCAGGCGCTAATTACATTCAAGGCGCTGGTCGCAACGGCGACACAATGCTTGCTCACATGACCCCTGGACAGCACCAAGTTCTTTCGATGATGGGAGGGGGCTCGACCACCAACCCAAAAACAGGTCTGCCTGAGCATTACATGGGTGCAGGAATGGCTACAAACTTAATGCAGCGCATTCAGCCCTACGCTCAGGCAGCAAACCAAATGATTGGCAGCCGGATGGCACCTGTATTAACGCCACCTAGCATTCAACAAAGTCGTACTACATTAGGCACGTTTGGTCCTAAGACAGTAGAGGGAATGGAACTAACCTATCCTACGCTCACGCAACGGATTGGCATGGCAACAGAGCCTGTACGTAACTACATTGCTAATATGCCTGCCTCACAAAAGGCAATCGGTGCGTTATCTACTATTCCAGGAGGCGCAGCAGTAATAAACGCCATGGGTGGCGGAGAGCGTGTGGAGAATATGCCTACTAGCGATGTCCCTTCTGTAATTGGTGTAAATAAAGAAGGGCAACGTACTTACGCTGAGATACCTGTTCCTCCAAAAGCAGAGGTTCCTAAGGAAAAAACAGAGACAAGTAAGGTAGTGGCAGACACAACCCCTTCCACTGCACCAAAGACGGTAGAAGAACTTATTACTAGGCAAACAAAAGGTGAAAAAACAAATCGCCTAGAAGATTACATGAAAGAAAACCTGCCTATATTTGAGAAGTATATGGGCGGTGACAAAGAGTCTTCGCAAATCCAAGCGTTGTTATTGTTGGCAGATGCTGGTCTTGAGTATGCTACCAAGCCTGCTCGTACAGGCATGATGGCCTTGGCTAACGCATTTAAGCGTATGCCTGCTGGTCTTAGCCAGTTGGCTGCACAAGAAGAAGCCCGTAAGACACAGATTCGTGGTGCTGCACTTACCTCTGGCTTACAGACAATTGCTGCGGAAGATAAAGCTACTGCTGCAATCCAACGAGAGATTTTAAAGAAAGCAGTTAGCGCTGGAGAGTTAGTTCCTACCGATCTTGGCGCTGGTTTAACTAGCTATCGCAGTAAACAAGGGGAAGACCGTGGTGTAAGAATTGATCCTACTGTAACTAATAGTTTTTTACAAAGCACTTTTACACCACAAATAGTTAAAAATGACAAAAACGAAGTTGTTGGTTTGGATACACCTTACGCTAGAATTAGTGGCTCTTCTAGCCAAACAATTAATACAGACAAAGGGACCCGTGAACGTCTAGCTTCTGAAATTTCTCGCCAAGAAGCTGCGTTGCGTTCTATTGATACTGCGTTAAAAGATTACACTACCGCATTTGGTCCTAGTGCTTTTATTACTAACTTTAAAAACAACACTCTTGTTCCTGTTACTCCTTTAAATCCAAACGTTGTAGCAGAAAAAACACGTACTAAAATTTTGACTGCGTTTAACACTGCAGGCAAAGCAATTGCTAGAACAGGTGACACAGGTAATATTGCTGTTGCAGAACAAAAAGGTGCAGACTACATTCTGGGAGATAAGCCTGGAACATTCTTCTCTGATCCTGAAACAGCGTTGGCTCGTATTATGACGGTTCGTACAGATATTGCTAACCAACGATTAGCTACTGCTCAACAACTTGGCTGGATTAATCAAGATATTCAATTAGAGGTTCCAAATCTAGGTACTAAAAACGATCCAATCCCTCAAGATAAACTTAACTACGTAGCTAACTTAGCAAAAACAAATCCAAAAGGACAGATATATATAATGACTCCAAGAGGAACACAGCAGGTACTTCTTTCCACCTTTCAGCAGTAAGGACGTTAAATGGCAACAGTCACTACCCCAGATGGTCAAGTTATTGACTTGGACACAGGCAATATTGTTGGAAGAACCGAAGCCCCTGTACCTAAGTCAAAGTTTGAGATACCAGGAAATCCTTATGACTTAGCTAAGCAAGCCAGCTATGGCTTTAATGCTGCCCTGTTTTCCCTTCCAGATGCTGCTGTTCGCCAGATTGGTAAAGCATTAGGGTACGATGAAAAGAATGTACAGACTTTAACTAAGATTTTTAATAAAGGCGACACAGGCCCAAAGAATTCTGAAGAGCGATACGCTCGTGCTATTGCAGAAGGTATTGGTGCAAACCTACCTATTACAGGCATTTTAGGGTTTGCTGCTGCAAGCCAAAAGTTAGCTGCCCCACTTGCTGCCGATGCTGGAGTGTTAAAACGGGTGGCAAAAGAGACCTTAGACTTTATTCGTAAAAACCCAAAAGCAGCTCTGGCGGCAGACGTTACTTCTGGTGGTGCATTTGGTCTTGCCCAGCAGTACACAAAAGAAGAAGAGATGGGCCCGTTAGCCCAAACGTTGCTTCCTCTTGGCGCCGCTGTTGTGGCACCAATCGGAGGAGCTGCTGCAGCCAAAGTTGCTTCTACTGTTAGCCCTAGTGGTATTGCTGCTCGATATTTGAAACAAGTAGTAAGCCCTACCGAGCAAAAACTAAGTGAAGTTGGAAAAGAGATTGCTGGAGAGTATGGTCCATTTACCCGACCAATTGCTAACCTGTTAGTTCCCCGTGCAGAAAAAGCCGTGGGCAAAGCTCTAAGCAAAGGGGAAGTCCAAGAAACACTTAGAAAAGCAGAACAACTAATCACGGACCTCGGAGCACAAGGCGTTAAATTAAATACCGCCGAGCGTACGATGTTGCCTCAGTTCTTAATTGAACAGGGCAATCTAGTAAAGAACATGGCCCCAGAGCAGCTACAAAAAGAGCTTGCCCGTCGTGCCAGCAACCTAGCTGAGTTTGATAACATCATTGAGCGCTTCTCTCCCAAAGCAAACATGCCTATTGAAGAGGCAATTCTTAAAGTAAAAACGGATTCAGAAGAGTTGCAAAACGGTTTGATACAAAAAATTGCTCAAGAAAAAGCGGTTGAAGCAGATCGGGTTGCTAATCGCTACTCTTCTATTGATAAGAACTTGGTTGGAAATGAACTGCGTAATACTATCTTAAGTAGTGGAGAAAGCAGCTTCTTTAATTTACGAAATGTAGCTGACCGCATGGGATTACGACGTAACTTCACGGATGAGGACGGCGTGCCCCTTCCTACTCGTGACAACGATGGCAAGTCTTTATTCCCTTCATTTAACATTGAAAAAGACATTAATGCTATTACTGCAAAGTACAATGTTTTAACAGGGCCTATTAAAGAATACAGTCCTTACTTGGCAAATGTATTGTCTCGTTACAAAAGTAGACAACAAGCCAAGGGCGCAGATGCGTTTGAAAATGCGTTAGTAAAAGAAATTTCAGAGATTCTTGCTAAAAAGAATCGTCCTGAAACTGCTCCAGGGCCAATGGCACCTTATTTGGCGCCGTCTGAACTTGCAAAAGATGCGATAGATGCTGATTTGAAATTTGTTCAAATGCAAGAAGGCAACGCTAAGTTTCTTGTTGAGTCTTTAATGCGCCCACCGGCTGGAACTAAAAAACGCCCTGGTTTAGCTGACCTAGAGCCAGGTCAACAAACTAATTTATTAGCCCGTTCTTATGGAATTGATCCAGCAGAGCTAAAAGCGGCGCAAGATCGTGCTATGGCGTCTGCTAAAAAAGTAGGACAAGTTGACATTAACTTCCCCGAAGCAATTGAATTAATGCAGGCGGCCACCCAATCACGGAACTTAGCCATTCAACGCTTTACCGATGCTCAGTTTGCTGGGCGTGGGCGACAAGCTGCACAAAAAGACTTAGACAAAATTAACGCTGTCTACAAAGATGTAGAAAAGATGGTGTTTAATGCTGTGCCTAAAATGAGCAAAGAGTACACAGACTTTAAACAAGTCTATAACGACATATATGGCGGTGCATACGAGCGTTATTTACCTATTCTTCTTGGTGCAAAACGGCCTACAGGAGAGTTTTTAACTCCTAACGAAGCCGTAATTAACGAAGCATTTAAAAATGCTGCAAATCTTCGGGACATGGATATCCTAGTGTCAGACACCCAGCAGGGAAAAGACCTCATGGCTCGTGCCTCAATGGATTGGCTGCGTAGCAAAAACATTTTAGATAAAGACGGGTTAGTTGATCCCAACAAACTGCAAGCTGTAATAAATAGTAATAAAGCAATCATTAACGCTATGCCGGATGTAGTTCGTCAAAACATTACTGACGATTTAGAAATGGGCAAAGCGGTGGCTGCTCGTATTGGACAGCTAGAAACCCGTAAAAACGCAGCGATAGACGACGAATTAAACAAACTAATTGCTAGAACCACCAGAGAAGGTGCTGACCCTAGCGAGCTAATTACCCGTGCCTTGCGTGACCCAGCAGACATGCGTTTGTTGGTTAAATCACTAGAAGGCTCTCCAGAGCGTTTAGAGGCATTACGCCGTGCTGTCTACAAGGAAGCTGCAGACCCTAGCGGCAAGGTAATGATTTCGCAGTTCTTGGACCAAGCCAACCCTAAGTCGCTGGCGTTTTTATTTAGCGAAGAGCAGCTTAAAAACCTACGCAAGATTGGTGAGCTAGAAAGATTAATTAAATCCTCTCCTGATGTTGCAAACATTCCTTCGCCATTTGAATCAACTAGCGAGATGCTTGCCAAAACAGTTGGCACAAGCCTGCCTGGCTTAACCAGCTTGGGCCGTTCTATTATGGAAGGCCGTACAGGCGTTACTTGGCCTACAGCCTATGTACTTACCCGTTTCATAGGTCGTCAAGAGTATGGCATTCTTGACCGTGTGATGCAGCGTGCGGTTGAAGATGCGGACTTTGCAAAAGCGTTGGTACAGCAAGCCCAAGACAAGAGTGCAGAAGGCTTTGCCAAGCGGATGCAGAACTTCTTTAACAAGAGTGGCGTGTATATCCCTGAAGTGGTATATAACGCTCCTCGTCGTGCAGTAATGACAGAGACCGCTCAAGCATTACAAGAAGAGCCTATGGTAGAGCCACCTACTATTCCAGCTATGCCTCCACAGGTTACACCTGCACCACCAGCTATGCCACAGCAAGCCACACCTGCTCCGGTCCAGCCAAGCAACGCTCAACAACAAATGCAGAAGTTTAATCAACGCTTCCCAGCGCCTCCTACTAAGGGCATACCAGAGCTAAAGCCTGCGTTCCCGACTACTCCTCCAGCCCCTACTGGGAATGCTGCGGCGATGTACCAATCATTGTTCCCACGGGATACAATCGGTCAAGCTATCCAATTAAATAAACAACCGCCTCCACCACAGCAATGAAAAAGCCCCCGAAATTTCCTGCTTATGATCGGGGGCAAGGCAACGTATTTGATTGGATAATGGTTACTGCTCAGACTGTCCGTGAAGAGCGTAGAACCCTTCGAGACGAGCAAACCACGCCTGTTTATACTGCGCCCACTCGCGGCCGACCGACACAAACTCTTGTACCTGCCCATCCTGGGATGCCATCAGCACAACCCCCTGTTCAATCTCCGTACCATGAACTGCATCATGCGCTAACGCATAAGCTGCAAGCTGGTGAAAATAGTCCTCAATCCAATCCCGCTTCTTCATCCGATTAGCTTGTTTAAAGTCTACGATTGCGCTTTTATTGCGATATACCCCTGCCATATCCGTTGATCCAGCGTATTTCTGTGGGTAATAAACGTTGACCTCGGACCCCCAAACTTCAGTCAAATTAGGGAAAAAGTTCTCAGCTAGGGTCATTGCCATTCGATAGCCTTTGACCGCTAACCAAGACGTTGGCACTTCAATCGGGCGGTGTTTGATAAAGCGTTCTAGACAGCCGTGCATGTGCGTTCCAACCATGGCTGCTTCGTTTTTAATCCTATTCGCTTCTTCCTCTCCAACATTCTTGACCCACGCATCAAGGTGGGATTTATCTTTTGTTGCGTCAAGAACTGTAGTCACAGAAGGCAAGGATTCGCCCGTTGCAGTCACATACTTGCGCCCTTCGGGGGAATCGTTACGAAGCAAGGATTCATATTTGTATCGTTTAACTACGTTGATTAGGTAAGCCACGCTTTTAGTTCCTCTCCCATTACTTCATTAGCAATATTTATCTTCTTACGAAGGGCTTCTACAATCTTTTCGTCTACTGTCTTTGGTGCAATCAGGTCAATATAGGTCATCTTTCTGGTCTGCCCGTAGCGATCAATCCGAGCTTCGGACTGCAACCGCACCTCTAGGTCATACCCGTTGGAATAGTAGATCATGGTAGACGCTGCAGTTAGGGTTAACCCGTAGCCACCTGTTCTAGGCTGACCAACAAAGAACCGCAGCTCACTGCTCTCGTCTTGGAAACGATTGACAATCTCTTCCCTGTCCTTAGCCTCTGTATCGCCAAAGTAAGTAGCCACAGCGTTCATGCCATACTGCTTCTGTAAGGCAAGCTTAATCGCCTCAATATCGTGCCTAAAGTGGGCCCAAATAATAATCTTGCCGTCAATCTCTTCTATTGCTGACAGCAGCTCATCAAGCCTGTTGTTTTTAAGTGACACAAGTTCTCCTGAGTCCAGCGTTATATGCCCGCACACAATTTGCTGCAACCGCATAATTTGCGTCAAAGCATTCGCTGTAGAGGTAATACCCTTCTCAAACGTAGCCAAAGCCATCAAAGTCATTTGTTTGTAGGCTTTTG